TTCCGATCTGGAACCATAACCACCAAATACACTATCAGTCAGCCAGAAGAGGAGGGAATATTGTATGGCCGATAAAAAAGCAAATTTCAAAAAAGCTGAAGAAAAGCAGGAAAAACTGATTTACATCGGGCCTTCCCTGTCAAAGGGAAGGCTTCCTTTTTCCAAGATTTACATCGGCGGCTTCCCACCGCATATCCAGGACATCATCGCTTTGAAGCCCTGGTTCCGGAAGCTGTTCGTTCCGATCGGGAAAATGGATGTTGCCATCGCTGCCACAAAGAAAAATGGCGATGCGATGCACACTTTTTACATCAAAGCCTTAAAGGAGGTATGAAAAAATGGCAGGATTTAAACATGGCGTATACGCCGGCGAACAGGCTACCAGCCTTGTTGCACCTGTCGAAACCAATGCGGCGCTGCCTGTGATTTATGGTACGGCACCCGTGCATTTGGCTTCTGACCCGGCAGCTGCTAACCGGCCTGTTTTATGCTACGGCCTTGATGAAGCCGTCGCTGCACTGGGCTACTCTAAAGACTGGGGTAAATACACATTATGCGAATCGATGTATGCATTTTTTAATGTATATAATCGCGCTCCTATCGTGCTGGTGAATGTACTGGATCCGGCTATCCACAAGACTGCAGTGGCCCAGGCGGAAAAGGATATCAATAACGATGGTACTGTTGTTCTGTCCGACCCGGTTATTCTCAGCACTTTGGTTGTCAAAAAGACCGCCAGCGGGGATGCGTTGGTAAAGGATGTCGATTATTCCGTAGCCTACAATGATAAAGAGGAATGCGTCATTTCCGTACTGGAAGACGGTGCGCTGGATGGCGAATTGAAGATGTTTGTCGCTTACGACAAAGTAAATTCAGCAGCTGTAACCGCCGACGATATCATCGGTGGCGTAGATGTTGCTACCGGCAAGAGCAAAGGCTTGGAAACACTGGAAGATGTGTTCCCGCTGTTACGCCTGGTACCGGGCAATGTCCTGGCTCCTGGATGGTCGCACTATCCTGGTGTCGCTGCGGTAATGAAAGCCAAAGCCAGCCTTATTAACGAAGTTTTCGGTGCAGAAGCTATTGTTGATATTCCGTCCGACAGTGTAACCAAATACACTGACGTACCGACATGGAAAAACAATAACAACTACGCCAGCGAACTGCAGATTGTAGGCTGGCCCATGGGCAAGGTCGGAGATTATAAGCTCCATATGTCCACCATCATTATGGGCACCATGATGGTTACCGATTCCAATAATGATGATGTTCCGTATAACAGCCCTTCCAATAAGGATGCGAACATCACGGGCATTTGTCTGGCTGATGGTACGGAAGTTGTTCTGGATCTGGGAAAGGCCAATTACCTTAACGGAAACGGCATCGTGACTGCACTCAACTTTGCGAAGGGCTGGACTGTATGGGGCAACAATACTGGATGCTATCCTGGCATTACGGATCTTAAAGATTTCTTCATTCCCATCCGTCGTATGTTCAACTGGATGAAGAACAACTTTGTGCTGACATTCTGGCAGAAAGTTGACGATCCTACAAACCGGCGCCTGATTCATACAGTTGTAGACACTTACAATATTATGCTTAACGGACTGGCGGCAGAACAAAAACTTCTGGGTGGACGCATAGGATTCAACGATACCGAAAATCCTCTAACAAACCTGATTGCAGGAAAGTTAAAGTTCCATATCCACATTGCACCGCCTCCGCCTGCGCAGGAAATTGATGCTGTATTCGAATATGACACGTCTTATTTGAACACCCTGTTTAGCTGAGAAAGGAGGAAATAAATCGTGAATGTACCTGAACTGTTAAGAAACTTCCGTGTTTATGAGGAAGGCTACGATATGATCGGTACGGCAGACGTGGAGATGCCGACCATGGAGGCTCTGACAGAAACCATCAAGGGCGCGGGTATTGCCGGGGAAATTGCTGCTCCGGTCATTGGACATCTGGGAAGCGCCGAAACCAAACTGAACTGGCGCACCGTGACGAACCGCAATATTTCCCTTGCGGCTCCGAAAGCGCATACGCTGGATATCCGTGGCGACCAGCAGGTCTATGACTCCACTGCAGGGGAATACAAGACCTGCGCTATCAAGCTGTTGGTTGTTGGTAGTCCGAAAAGCACGGAACTGGGAAAACTGGAGCCGGCTACCACGACCGGTACCGCCAACACTCTGGAGACCACGTATCTGAAGCTGGAAATTGACGGCAAGGAAAAACTGGAATTCGACAAGTACAACTACATCTTCAAAGTGGATGGCGTTGACTACCTGAGCGAGAGCCGGGAAGCCCTGGGCCTTGCGTAAAACAAAAATAGCGCCTGTCGCAATGGCAGGCGCTATCTATTGAGGAAAGGAGAAAAACATGGAAACTATTCATTTATCAAAACCTTTGAATATTAAAGGCGAAAATGTTCAGGATATTACTTTAGACTTTGACAAAATCACCGGACGGGTGATGATGGAATTGGAATCGAGATGCCGCGCTTTAGGTGATGGCACACCGGATCTTACCTTTTCCATGAAATACCAAGCCTTGATGGCAGCTAAAGCTGCCGGGATAAAATATGATGATATTTTGGATCTCGGTGGAAAAGATGCAACACTGGTATTTTCAGCGGTGAAATCTTTTTTATTTCAACCGGCTTCCGAGGAGAAACCGGACGAAGCGAAAGATTAAAAGAAAAAAGAATAAGTTCAGATATTAAAAAAGTTGCTATAGCCTGCGCTATAGCAACTTTTACGTCTGTTGAATTTTATATTGATTTACCAATCGAGGAGTTTATAGGTTGGATTGATGAAATCCAAAAGATTCAGCAAAAATCTACCCAAAAATAACACTTGCAAAAATCATCAAAACAATTAGGAAAAATAGTCGTTCTCCCCAAGAAGCAAACGCTATCTTACACAAAACCGGATAAGCGACAATCAGTAAAAAGAGAGAACCAGCAGTGCTATGATATCCAAACACAAGCGAAATAAACAAGGAGATAAAGAGCAAAACTAAAACAAATGGATTAAATAATATTAATTTTGTTTTGTCCAAAGCGTTTGTGTTCTGCATGATATTATCACCTCTGTCATGTTAAACATACCATAGATTGGTATAAATTGCAAGAATAGGAATAAAAAAATGGCTGATAAATCTTATAAGTTTGCATTTGCTTTAGCAGCAAGTATGAGTTCAAACTTTAATAGTACATTTACATCTGCTACTCAAAAAGTTAATAACCTTAGAACGTCATTTGAGAATCTCAAAAGAATGCAGACGGCGGTTCAAAATGCTTACGATAAAAAAATCATAAAACCAGAGGCTTTTGAAAACGCTAAGAAGCAAATTGATAGTTTGAATCGTATGAATCAAGGTCTGCAAAAAGCTGCAGCAACAGAAATGTTTCAAAAGTCTTTTGTTGATGCTACAGCGTTTTATTATGGCGTTAAAAATATGGCTTCTTTCCTGACAGGACCAATTCAGGCAGCTAAGCAGTTTGAATCTGTGATGGCAGATGTAAAAAAGGTTGTTGACTTTGATACACCAGATCAGTTCAAGCAGATGGGAAAAGATATAATCAACCTTTCTAAATCAATACCAATGACCGCTGAGGGTCTGGCAAAAATAGTAGCCGCAGGCGGACAGTCTGGCATCGCTCGCGACGATTTGACTCAATTTGCGGAATCTGCCGCAAAAATGGGAATCGCATTTGACATTACTGCAGACCAGGCAGGCGAGATGATGGCCAAGTGGCGTACTGCTTTTAAAATGAACCAGCAGGATGTAGTAACGCTGGCCGATAAGATTAACTACCTTGGAAATACAACTGCAGCTTCTGCCCCTCTTATATCTGATGTTGTAACACGCATCGGCCCGTTAGGAGCAGTTGGCGGACTTGCAGCAGGGGAAATTGCAGCCATGGGTGCAAGTTTGGTCGGTTCAGGTGTTCAATCGGAAGTTGCGGCAACTGGATTAAAGAACTTTATCCTTGCGATGACTGCCGGAGAGTCTGCAACCAAAACACAACATGAAGCGTTTGCAAGATTGGGATTAGACGCCCAAACCATGGCGACAAAAATGCAAAAGGATGCCAAAGGCGCCATTATTGATGTTTTGACCGCTATTAACAGTCTTGATAAAGTACAGCAAGGATCCGTACTAAAAGACCTTTTTGGCAAGGAATCCATTGGAGCGATTGCACCTCTTTTAACAAATCTTGATAACTTGAAGACTAATTTTGATGGCGTTGCCGATGCAACAAAATATGCAGGCAGTATGCAGTCAGAGTTTAATGCACGTTCCAAAACAACAGACAACAGCGTCCAGCTTATGGAAAACCGTGTAAATGCTGCCAAAATTGCTATCGGTGTCGGACTCCTGCCAGTTGTCGTAACTGTTTCAGAACACCTTGGTAAATTTGCTACAGTTATTGGAGACTTGGCAACCGAATACCCAGGTGTTATTAATGGTGTTATTGGTGTGACAGGTACCCTTATAGCCTTTGGCAGCGTAGTGCATATGGCAAATTTGGTATCTAACGGATACCATGCAATCTGTGAAAGCATAAAATTCGCTCTTGCGAGGCAAAGAATTGAAACAATAAAGAACACAGCAGCCACCCTTAAAAATGCAACTGCGACAGGCATCAGAACCGCATATGAGTGGACATCAATAAAAGTCGGAAGAATTTGGAAAGCTGTACAGCAAAGCAACACCATCGAACTTATTAAAAACGAAATTGCAATTTTACGAAAAGCCGCTGCTGAAAAAATAGCGATGGCTGCAAGCAGGGCCTGGACAATTGCAGTAAACGCATGCACTGCAGCGCAACGGTTATTCAACCTGGCTTTGGCAGGCACCCCTATAGGCCTTGTACTGGTCGGTATTTCTGCCTTGGTTGTTGCAGGCACATTGCTATACAAAAACTGGGATAAGGTCAAAACATTCTTCACCAATCTTTGGGAATCCCCCACGGCCAGAATGTTGATGTTCGTTACTGGTCCCATCGGCTGGGTAATCGGCATAACAACCGCCATCATTGCCAACTGGGATAAAATCAAAGATTTCTTTGAATACCTGTGGGATAATCCGACAGCTGCGATTTTTAGATTTACATCTTCTATCAAAGAACTGTTCCAAGGCGCAATTGACTGGGTCAAAGAAAAGTGGCAGGCGTTCAGCGATTTT